CCGAGAAACTGGTCTCTTTGGCCAAGCGCCGGGCCAGTACCTTGAGCGTGTTTGCGTTACAGCTCGTCTTCTTCGACCAGGCGAAAATAGCCCGCCTGCAGGCGGTTGTAGTCCTTGACCTTCATGGCCGACAGGTCCGCGTCAGTGGCCATGATCAAGCTGCAAAACAGGTTCTTTTCCATCTTGTCCATGGCACCACCGCCGGCCACCGTGGCGGCTTCCATGTCTTTCACGCTCGGCGCGCGCATGGTCAGCTTGTCGACGAGGACGCCACTGATATTGGCCTTGTAGGCCAGCGTTACGGTCACGCCGTCCTCGGTCAGTTCCAGCCACTTCGGCAACGGCTTGGTCAGGCTTACTTGTGTCATGTTCGTATGTCCTTAAAGGCCCAGGGCCGAGCGTTCAGCGGCCAGTTGATCGACACCGTCGACCACCTGAATCATGTTGATGGGATCGATCTCGTACATGACGCGACCGTCGATTTCGAGCTTGTAGTAAACGAGCTTCAGCGCGTGCTTGATCTCGGCCGGGTCGGACGGCTTCCAGTCGCCCATGTCGACTTCTTTGATACCGCCGCGCATGGTCACCACCACCGGGGTGATCACCCCCTTGAGGCCCTTGAACGCCGCCCGGAACACCACGTTGCAGGCGGTCTGATCAGACAGCCCGAAATACTTCAGCGACTCGCGGCGAATGCCGTTGGTGGTAAACGCCGCCTCAAGCTTGTCCATCCCGGTGGCCAGCTCGATCGGGGCGGACATGCCGCCGCCCTGGTAGTCGGTGACCTTCTGCGTCAGCTTCGGCAGGGTCAGGGTCGGCACGTCGCCGGCGAAACTCACACCGTCGACAAACGCGGCGCAGTTGGAAAGGATTTGAGGAATCATTGAGCGGCCCCCTTAGGCGGTTTCAAGAACTTCGGTCAGCCATTCGTTGGTGACTTCAATGAGGAAATTCGGGTTTTCGGCCGGCGGCACGTCGGTGAAACGGATGCGCCAGAAGATTTTGCCCTGCTCGATCTGGCTGGCCGTGTTGCGCTCCTTGTCCGCGTAGACTTCGAAGTTGATGATCGCGCCGGCGTTCTTCTGATCGCGCATGAACGCCTGAAGGCCTTCGGTCACGTCCTGCACGTAGGTCTTGGTGATCGAGCGGTCAACCGCCCACTTGTGCCCCGCCTGAATCGCATCCATGAGGATGTCGCAGGTGCGCACGCGGGTGACGAATGCCCACTTCGGATCGCTGGACAGCGTCCGGTTGCCCCACAGGCGATATCCGCCGTCACGAATGATCGTGGCGATGTTCGCGTTGTTCAGCAGGTTGGCCCGGCAGGTTTCGTCGCCGTCCAAGTACTCGATCGGGCGGGTGGTGCCGGTGAGGCCGACAAACTCCTTGTTCGACGGCGACGCCCAATAGCCGTAGTTGCCATCGGTCCAGGCAAACAGACCCGCGGTCCACGCCGAGCCCGGCGCGTCGATCGTCGCACTGGCGATCGTGTCCCAGTACTGCACGCCGGGATCGACCATGTACAGGCGCTTGCTGCCGAACTCCAGGGCGTAGGCCATGGCCGCCTCATCGGTGGTGTTCGGACCGTCGAGGATGGCGAGCGCGCGCAACTTACCGGCCAGCGCATCCATGGCCGTGGCCACCGCTTGCGTGGCGGAATGCTTCGGCGCGATCAGCAGTTTCGGCTGGGCGTTGTGCTTGCTCTTGCCGTCCAGCAGCGCTTGCAGGCCGGTACGCTGCCCCGAGGCCAGCACGCCACCAATGATGGCGGAGGTTTGCAGCGCCGCGTCCTCCAGCTTGGGTACGCCGATCGCCACAATCACCGCCTTGGCGCGCACGTAGATGGCCTGGGCGGCTTTGGTAATCGCCGAGTCAGGACCGAAGGCGGCAATGGCTTCGCGCTCGGAGGTGATCAGCTTCAGCTCGCCGGCCAGCGCCGTGCCGCCGCCGAGCACGCCCGGGGTAAAGGTGTCGCACAGACCGATGATCGACGACGACGGCAGCGAGATGGTGCGCGCGCCGGTGTCGATCAACGAGGTGGTGACGCCGTGAAAGAAACTCATAAGGCTTACTCTCCAGAAACGAAAAAGCCCCGCGTGAGCGAGGCTGTCAGGGATGTTCGTGTTACGCGTAACGGAAAAGAAAACGCCCCGTCAGTGCGGGGCGTTTATTCGGTTTGGTCGGCAATCCAGGCCGGTGCTACGGGGCGATGCTCGCTATCTGGGAAGTCCGGCGATTGCGGCCAGTCGCGCAGGGCCTGCATGTACAGCAACAGCTCGGCAAACTGCTCGACGGTCAACGTGGTGTCGCTGCCGATATCAAGCTGATCGCGGTGACGGTCGCGTAACCAGATCACCGAAGACAACTCAGCATCACGCCAGGCGCGCTCGATCACACCCGAATCAGGCACCACCACCGGTGCATCAACCAAATATGGAAGCCCCTTTTCATCATGAGCCCGAACCTTTCCCAGTACAGGATTGGCGATGACCTCAAGGTAACGGGCCTCGGATATTTCAATCGCATCGGTGGGCATCACTTCAGTGTTGATGCCGGCGAGATAGGTGTTTTGTGTGCTCGGGCTATAAAAGCGTTTCATGGTCAGTTCCCCACCGCAAACCAAGTGATGAATCCATTCGGGATCGACGTTGCGGTCCCGATATCCTCTCGAATGGCAGTAAAGCCAGACGTAGAAACGTTTCTGATCTGTGCTGTGGTGCCGCTATTGATCCGCACCGCGTCCGAATAGCCGAACGTGTCCACAAGACTGAATACGTTTCCAGGGAACTGGAGCGGGAAAGGAACTGCGTATTCGCCGTCAGCAACCGATGTGGCAACTTTGCCCCACTGAAAAATCAACCCCCCCAGCCAACTTGGGAAAACGACATAGCCGTTTAGCGTGAGGCTGGCAGCAAACCCAAGACGCAGCTTTTTCGGCGTTGCCATGACCGCGTCGTTTGCGCTGTCGAGCATTTGCGACGCCGTCGCGACCTTAGCCGTGCCTTGATTGATCTCCGTAGCCTGCGCCGCCAGAACCGCCAGCGCCGCGATGTCGATGTTTCCCTGATTGATCGGCGCGTTCCAGGCCTTGATGCACCACATCACCGCCAAGTTGCGTGGACGAGTTACGCCGGCGGTAATGCTGGTCCCCATGGACGGCGCGAATGGCGTCAATGCGTTAGATAGTACCGCCTGGACGCCCGGCCATTCCGTATTGCTGGTAGCGTCCAGACCGTAATCGCTCGCCCCCTGCGTCGCTGTCGGCGCCCCAGACATAAGGCCCTGCCCACCAGCCAGGTTATCCATCATGACCAAAGAGCCTTTCTGGTAGCTACCCATCACCCGACCGGCATCAACGCCGCGTCCATGGTCCCAACCGCGCAGGAATTCGCCGCGCGATTCTGGCAGCCGGAAATTTCCAGCGCCTTCGCCGCCCGTGTTGAACGCCGTCCCGAGGAACGTGGCCAAGTCTGGATAGGCCGCAATGCTCTTCACGCTGCCGTCAATCTCCAGAAACCCGGGCGGGAGCTTGTTCACCGGGAAGCCGACCATGGTGCCGACCGGCAACGCCGAGGCCTGCGCAATCATCGACTCGATTTCGGGCTTGGTGTACGTATCCTTGATCCCGAAACCGGCCAGTGTTTCCGGGTTGTCACCCGACACCACCACACCACGATTGTTGACGGTGACACGCCGGAACACACCAGACGTCTTGTTCGCCGGCAGCACCTCCAGAATCGCCGCATCCACGTAGGCCCGCGAGGCCAGCACAATCGCCGGATCGATCTTCAGCGTGATGTTGCCGGCACTGGTGACGATGAAGTTCATACGCACGATTTGCGTGCGCCCCGAACCTTGCGACAGGACCGGTTTGAAACTCGGCGCGCAGTTGGCCACCGCCACCAGATCGCCCGCCTCGTCATACAGGCCGATTTCGCGAATCCACTTGCCGCCTTCATCAGCCGGAATGATTTGCTCGGCGATGATCACCGCCGGGTTGTTCGGATCGATCTTGAGCTGATTCAGCGGCCGGCGACGCCATTCATGGATCAGCGCGGTCTGTGCGGCATTGGGAATCGGGTCGGTGCCGTTGGCATCCCCCACGCCCATTTCGGTGATCTTCCAGGGAATGCCGAGTGCATCGGCGTTCGCCTGCTTGGCCATCCCCACGTTCGTGAGGATCGCAAAAAACTGCGAATTCGCATCAATCATAATAAACGTCCAGGGTGTCTATGGAGTGTTCGCGGCCAACCACGCCAAAGCGGCCCGTGACCTCGATGTCACGCATCACCGGCGGGTAAACGTCGATTTCGTCGCCCTCGAAAAGGGCAACGGCAATGTTCAAATCGCCTTGGGTTTCGAGGCTGATCGCCAGGCCGGTCATAGGCCGACTGACAGGCTTGGCGTCGTCGATCAGGCGTTCCAGCTCCTGATACATTTCCTCGGTGATCCCGGTGTCCAGCACACCGACCTTGAGCGCAAAGGTGCCCGGCACCCCTTCGGGCACCGTGTTGAACCACTCGACGATCTCGATCAGGTAGCCCAGGGGCTCGACCACACGACGCAACGCGCCGATCGTGCCCTTATGGGCATGGATGTAATAGGACGCAGCAATGGCCCGGCGCTTGGCCGCCTCTGGCCATCGGTGATCCCAGCGATCGACCGACCACGCCCACGCCAGATGCGGCAGCAAATGCACCGGACAGGTCTGCGGGTTGTAGAGGGTGCGCAGCGGAATAATTGTGCGCTCGTAAAACGCCGCCTCCAGGGCGCGCTCCAGGGGCGTGCTATTGCTCGGTAGCAGGCTTTTCATCCCGGCACCGCCGGCACCACGGTGTAGCCGGTGCAATACGCCGCCTGAGCCTTGGTCGGGGCCAAGTCCACCCAGCCGATCAACTCAACCCGGGAAACACCGGCCACGTGAACCTGAGCGTCGACCGCCGAACGCGCCACCTCTACGCCCAAGCGCTTGCGCGGGTTGATCCAGGCGGCCAAGCGCTTGGTGGCCTCCGCCAGACTGGCGTCGACCTCAGGCCCGGCGCTGTTCATGTGCAGGATGGCGTCGATGCTGTAGTGAATAATCTCCGCGCTCTGCACGGTCACACGGTCACCGAGCGGTCGCACGTCTTCATCATTGAGCCCCGCCGCGACGATGGCCAACAACTCGGGACTGGCCACCCCTTCGCCTTCCGAACTCAGCACCGTTACGGTAACGCGGCACGGTTCCGGGCTTTCCGCCGTGGCGTCCATCACCAGACCCGAGGCATTGCGCGCGTGAAAGATGTAGCTGTTACGCGGCCCCGCGGTGGTCAGCCCCTCAAAGGCCAACTGGATGCGCTCGCGAAACGGGTCGTCCTTTTCCTTGATTTCCGGCACCGGCGGCACCGCCAGCAGATCCTCGGCCTGAATCACCAGGCGTTTCAGGTTGTAGTTCCCGCCGATCTGATCCAAGTCGCTACCAATGGCGTGCGCCAGCAGCAGGGCCTTGGCCGCGTCGTTCACCCGGGCGCGGTTGCCGAGCTTGATGTAGGCCCCGACCTCGATCACCTTGGTGACCGGGTCGCTCTCCAACGTGGCCGTCCAGTTTTCGCCCATGGAACCGCGAAACACCGCCAGCCCTTCCTCGTAAGTGTCTTCGAAGTCCAGGGGTTCCAGCACTTCCGGCGCCGGCAGCGCCGACAGATCCAAGCCACTCATACACTCACCTCCACCATAAAGCGGTCGCCGAGGTATTCGCCGGCAATGCGCAGATCGATTTTCCCGCCCAGCACCGCCACCACTCGCACGCTTTCCAGCTTTAGCCGCGGCTCCCAGCGACCCAGGGCGCGGGCCGCCTCGGCCTGCACCGAGCTTTTCCAGCCGGCGTTAACCGGCAAGTCGACAAATTCGTGGAGCTTGCTGCCGTATTCCGGCCGGTGCCGACGACTGCCGAGCCGCGTGCCCAGGACGTCACCCATGGACTGCTTCAGGTGCTCGAAGCCGGAAATGGGTTGCCCGGTGTGGCGATCCATTCCGATCATCTAACTCACTCCGGAAGTGCGAATTCTTCGTTGGCCTTGAGGTAGCTCACGGCCTGTTCGTCGGACACGGACACCGCGACCACACCCTTGGCCACCGCCAGCGTGCGGCCCGTGCCCGGGATAATCAGGGTGCGCGAGGTGTAAACCGTGTCACGGAAGGTCAGCAGCAGATCCGCCGCCGACTGTTCGACGACGGGCTTTTCGGTGGTCTTGGCCATGTTTTCTCCAGGCATGAAAAAGCCCGCACTTGGCGGGCCTCAGAGGATTAATGATTAGTGTGTGTGGTGGTTGTCACTGGCTCCGGCCGCCATGATCGAGGCCGCGCCGGTGATGGCTTGCGTGACGTGTAACGACCCGTCGATCAGCACCGCGCCGACCAGCTTGATGGCCGTCGATTTGAGCGTGGCGGAATCAGGCGTCAGCGTCGCCTCGGTGCCACCGACCTTGGCCGTCACGGCGTTATCCGTAACGACCACCGCCGTGCTGCCGACCTTGATGGTGACCGTACCGCTCGGCAAGGTGATGGTGTAGCTCTTGGCCTGCCAGTCGTAGACCAGCGAGCCGCCATCATCAAACCGCCAGACCTCCACATGATCACGGTTATCCGGCTGCCCGCCGGCGTCGCCGTACAGCCCCGGGATAAAGGTGCCCATGCCGGCCTGACCGCTGGGGTTGAATAACACCCCTTGCTCACCCAGGCTGGGCGCTCGCCAGTGCCGCGCCTTACCGGCCGCGAGACTGTGCCAGCGCACCCAGGCGCTGGTCCATTCGCCATTCGACACCCGTACCGCCGGTGCCGCCAGATCCACACCGACCACCACGCACGGCATCAGCATGGCCGCGATCATGCGGTCATGCTCGGCACTGGGGTAACTCATGGCGGATCCTCAGGGGCCAGCACCAACTCAACGGGGTAATCACCCACCGGCGGTACGACAGATGGTTCGTCTGACCAAGGCCACTCCTCAACCCCGAGATACAATTGATGGGTCCATTCCACCAGCCAGACCGTGTAGCCATCCAGCTCCGGTTTGGTCCAATCCTGCATGGCCTGGACGAACTCCGCAGGCTCGACCGCAACACCCCAGGTTTGCATGCGCAGCAACACCGCCAACTGTGCCGCCAGGTGCGCGGCTTGTTGGCAATGTTGCGGCTTGATCGGATCAACAATGATCCGCGCCTCGAACCGGCAAACCAGCGTGGTTTCACCGGTGCCGATATCCTTCCCCGGCTCAATTTCAGCCATTTCAAGAAACATCACCGGCAATGCGATTCGGTCCTTGATGTTCGGCCAGACGGACACCGCTTTGATACCTGGCAAGTTGTTTGCCAGGTGCTGCTCAATCGCTCGGTAGAGCTGATCAAGGCTGAAAGGCTCGTCAGACATTGGCCGTCCCCTTCAGGTACTTCTGCAGCTCGAAGTTGAATTCTTGCTGCAGGATTTCCAGCAAGCGCGCATGCGCACGTTTGATCCACGCATCGAAGTGCGGCCGCGCCTGGTCCAGCGACACCTTGGCCTTGGCCAGCGGAAAACGATTGCCGTTTTCCGCGACCCATCCCGAACTGGCACCGCCAGCACCTGACACTGTACTGTCGGGATAGTCGTCCGCGTTGAAGTGCTTACTGGCAGTGCGAATCCAGATGTCGGGCTTGTTGCCGTAGACCTGTTTGAGGAATGCCCCCTGGTAACGCCGCCCTGCCACCGACACGCCGCTGCCAGATTGTCGCGCTCGGCCGATCCGGCTCGACTCAATGGCATTGAGACCAAACCACAACTTGCCGCTGGTGGCACCGCCAGAGACCGGATAACTGCGCAGACGCTGACGCACCGCCGAGACGGCGATGCGTTCCTGTCGACTGACCGCGCGTGCAATGTGCGTACGCAGCCACCCTAACGTTTTGTTGATTGCCCGACGCTGAGCCGCAGCGGCTGCTTTCGGCACCAGCTTGGCAAAGTCCTCGAACGCTTTTAGATCAGCGGCCGACGACTGGATGGAGAGCATCCCGCCCCCGGCCGACGATTTAAAGTAGCTGCCGACACTCATGCGCGCATCCTCAAGATCAAGGCGACCAGCCCGTCACCGCTCGGTTCCAACTGCAGCAGGTCATACTCGCCGCCGCCATCCAGTTCCGGCAGATCGACGGTGACCAGCAGACCTTGCTCTAGCCCCTGCGAATCGCTGACGCGGATCTCGAACCGTGGCTCGCGCAGACCGGTGTTGAGTTTGCCAATTTTCGGCTGCAGCCAGGGCGCGGAGAACATGCCCAGCACCGGCTCATCACGACCTTCAATTCGCGCGGTATCGCCCAGCGTTTCGAACACTAACGCGTCGACCTCCGCAATCAGATCGCGGAAGCTCACGGTCAGAGCTCCAGCAGAATCTGTGCGCGGGGACGCGTGCACAGGTGCAGCGGGTTGGACTGGGCTTCGCCGGCCATGCCTTTGTTGAAAGGCAACGGCTCGATCATGCTGTAGTACGGAATGCCCTGGGTGTTGACCGTTTCCATGTAGTCCGCCGGAGCAAATACCGAAATGTACAAATCCGGAACACCCTCAGGCACCAGCAACGCCTTGTCATCGTGAACAAACGAGATACCGGCGACTTTGCCGCGGTAGCGCTCCCAGATAATGCCGCCGAACTCGAAGCTTTCCCGGGCATCACCACGCAAGGCTGCCGCTTGCTGGCTATTGAGGTAGGTCTCCTTGACCGCCTTGTGAACGATCAGCTTGTTCCAGAAGTTCTTGCCGCAGAAAGCTCGGGAACTGGTGCTGGTAACGCTGCCCAGCGCGTCCTCCTGCATATCCAAAGCTTCGCCGCATTTCACCCGCAGTTCAGTGTTCGAATCGGCCAGGCCCATCGGCAGCTTCTGACGCTGTACACCAAAGCGGTCATAAAGATCCAACAGCACCGTCGAGCCATCGGCATCAAGGATCAGGCCGTTGAGTGCGCCCATCCGCTGAAACTCGTGGGTGGCATCCAGCTGACGGCGCGCCTTGGCCAGCCGGGCATTGACCACGTCCTGTACCGCCTGCAGCTCAGTGCGGGTACCGAAGGCGCGAATGCCTTGGATCTCGTCGGCCTTGATGGTGAAGCGCTCAGGCAGGTGCACGGTGTTGAACGGAATCAGATTGCGTTTGCTGGCTGCGACGACCAGGCCAGAACCGCCCCGCTCACCCGCCGGAACCAACGCCAGGGTGTCGCCGTCTTTCTCGATCTGCACGGTCAGGGTGGTGACCCCTTCCTCGCGGAACAAACCCAGGGCACTGATGCGACCCGGCAGATAGGGTTGATCGTTGAGGGCTGCAGTGAGCGCGGTAACGGTGAACGCTTCGTCGTCAAAAATGGCGATATCGGCCATGGGTACTCTCCAGAAATGAAAAAACCCGCTCAAGGCTGGGTGTATAAAGTGGGCTGACCGACTTATCGAACGATCAGAAAATGGGAGGCCAGCGCCTTTTCGGCATCAAGGTCGAGCCCAGTCAGATGCGCTTCGCTGACCTCCGCCAGTCGCACCACCGCGCGGCCACGGCGGACCACATCGGACTCGCCCAGCGGACCGAAGAGAATGGCGACGGCCGTCTCGCTGCCGTCTTCAGCTCCCGGAGCGTACGGTGCAAAGTGACTCGTGGCCGTTACCAGGCCAAGGATTTGACCGGGATACAGTGCTGGGCCGGCAGCGACGTTGATGGATTCGCGTGAGATGTTTCCCGCGCCTTCAGACAGCAGGAACTCACCGGCGTGGATCGGTTCTTTTTTGATGGTCATGATCATGCTCCTTTCGCGCCGCGCGCAGTTCCGGATTGGGCTGCTTGTCGAGCGGCCCAGATAGAGGTGGGATCAGGTTGTTTGGCTTGCACCTTTGGCGACTGGTCTTCGTCCAGCGGCAGGCTGCTGTCGATTTCAAAGCCCTTGCCGCTGCTGACGATCTTGTCGAACAGACGCGCGCGCACCGCCGCTACGTCTAAACCAGCGGCCACGTACTCGACGCTGAACTCGGGCAGCCGAGCAGCGACACACAGGTCATTCACGGCCTTGGCACGAGTCAGACCAGCTTGCACGATCGCCTCGCTTTCCAGCTTGGTGGAGCTCAGCAGCGGCTCGACCAGGTTGTTGATACCGGCTTCTGCACAACGCTGGGTGATCATCAAGGCCAGCTTGGCTGAATCGACCACCGTGGGAGCCGGGGGCAGCTTGTCGAGCTCCACGTCGGTATCCGTCTCGGGCGGCTCGTCGAGCTGGGCTAGCAACTCGGCCGGTGCATGCTGGTAACGCTGCAGCACTGCGCCCTGGCCAAGGCAGGCCTTGACCTTGACGCCGCCGCCAATCTCATCAGCTAGGCCCAAGGCCACCGCCTCGCTGGCGGTCAGCCACGTTTCATTGGCGACCAATCGGCGCAGCTCGACTTCATCAATGTCCGGCGCCTTGGCTTTGTAGGCCGCTATGATCGCTTCCATGGTCTGGTCGAGCACGTCCGCCACCTTGCGAAAATCTTCTGCATCCCCGGCCGCGTAGGTCCATGGGTTGTGAATCATCAACATGGCGTTGGAGGCGATCACCACGCGGTGCGCACCGCACACCGCCACACTAGCGGCGCTGGCTGCCAGTGCATCGACCCGACCGGTACAGCGCTCACCCAAACGCGACAACGCGTTGTGCATGGCCAAGCCGTCAAACAGGTCACCGCCAATGCTGTTGAACGCGGCAATCACTGGAGAGACGCCATCGTCCATCGCGCGGAGGTCCTGCACGAACTGATTGGCGGTGATGCCCCAGCCGCCGATCTCACCATAGACAAAGACTTCGATCACTCGCTCGGAGGCTTCACCGCTGGCTTGCACGGTGTACCAGGTGTCGTCCTGCACCTTTACGCGCTGCCCTGCCCGGTTGTAAACGCGCGGTCGCGCTTTCTTGCTCATGGTTGCTCCTTATCGTCGAGAGGGACGAATGCATCGAGAGTGGTGTAATTGAGGCCAAGGGTCGTGGCCCGGACCAGGTCAGCGGCGTTTTCTGCATCGACCGTTTCGGCGTCATAGCCGGTGCGCAGGACCATCTCGCTACGAGAGGCGAAGCCGGCTTGCACTTCCATTCGCCGCGCTTGTACGTCCTGCACCGGCTGAATGTAGGCCCAGCCTTGTGGCACCCAACGAGTACGCAAGTAATGGCGTCGCCGCTGGGCGTAGTCGTCCAGCATCAGGACACCGGACAACACCGCCATGTCCATCCACGCTGCCCGCACCGGGCGGCAGAGCTGGTGCACGTAAACGCTGAATTGCAGTTGCTCCAGCCGGCGCCGGAACTCGTTGAGCACGACCCGCAGTGCCCGGTCGTTGACCTCGCGCATGTCGCCGGTGAGGATCTCGTAGGGCGTCCCGGTTCCCGCTGCCGCCGCCATCAGCTGCTGCCGCATAAAGTCCGGATAGTTGTTGCCCGCGTCCGGCGGCTTGGAGAACTCGACCTCTTCACCTGGCCCCAATTCCTGCATGGTGCCGGGTTCCAGCGCGACCATCGGGGTGAAGCCGTCACGATCATGGGTCAGCGGCTGGCCGGTGACCGGGTCTCTCGGCACGGGGCCGGAATCAGGAGCCGGACGACTGATGAAACCGGCAAACAGGTTGGCCACCTCTTGGCGGAACAACACCGCGTCGTCGTAGTTGTCGAGACTGCGCAGGCGCTTGAGCACCGGCGACAAGCGCGGCACGCCGCGCAGTTGTCCCGGCTCGACCGGTTCGAAGATGTGCAACACCTGCGAGGCCGGCACCCTCACCAGCTGGTTGTAACCGGCGTTCAGCGACGACGCATCACGCGGATGCGACAAGTACATCCAATACGCCACCCGCTTACCACCTGGTGTGAACTCGATCCCGGCGCGGATGATGTTGCCGGTTTTGGTGGTTTCGAACTTGTCATGCGGCACGAACTCCGGTGCCAGAATCTGCAGCTGCAGCGGAACCGCGAGGCCTTCGTCCAGACTGCGTGGCCGCAATCGTACAAAGCACTCACCCGAGGTTTCTACCGTGCGAGCGGCCAGCGCCTGCTGGCCGTAGAAGTCGGTGCGCTCATCGGCGTCCGACTCATCAACCCAATCGTCCCAGAGCTCCTGCAGCAGTTTGCGCAAGGCCTCGTCATCGGTTTTCGGTCTCGGCGTGATGCCGGTACCGATCAAGTTACTGACGCGTTTATCGATCACGTTGTAGGCATACGGGTCATTCCGAACCGCAGCCCTGGAGCGCGAGCGCAGGTTGCGCAACGCCGGGGTGTTGATGCTGTTGATTCCGCTGTCGGAAGCATCCCAGCCAGTGGAGCGACGGCCCTCGCCGGCGCCTTCGTAACTGGCCTTGATGTTCGATGGCAACACGAATCCGTTGCGGGTGAGCGTCGGAAAGTGACGGGCCATTAGAGTCCTTTGCCTCCGTGGTACAACCGAACCACCCGAGAGCGTGGCCCGGCCGCGCTGATCAGTGACGTACGAATTTCTTCGCGCGCCTTGAGCAGCTCATCGACCGTGCGGTATTCCACGGTACGGTCGGTGTAGCGCACAGTTTTTTCACCGCGAGCAATGGCCGCCTCAACCGCGTCGAGGTGCTTTTTCGTAAATGACATATCAGCGTCTCTTCAGGTAGCCACTGGTGGAACTGCGGCGTTGTGGGGGGGCCGTTGTCGGACGTGATTTCACGGCTGGTTGCGGCGCCTGTGGTGCTGCCGGTGTTACGACTGGCCGACTGAGCCGTTCGCTTTGAACGGGTTGGCCACTATCGCCAGAAGCCGACTGGATGATCGCCTGCCGAATCCGCGCCCAATCGTGATCTTGGTAGCGATTGATGCCGAGGTAATGCGCCATGGCCAGGTTGTACACCAACAGATCGAGCGCTTCGTTGCGCTCGGACTTGCCCTTGGTCCATTCGATGCGTTTATGCCCCCTGACGTAACGGGTGACTTTGCGCTCAGCAACGCACTGGGCGAAAAAGTCATCCGGCAGGTCGTTGGCAAAGTGCAGCGCTCCCGGGCCGGTGTCGAATGCATAGCGGTTGTAGATCCAGTCCTTCGCCGTGTCGGTACCAACAATCCAAAGCTCGGCGCCATGCCGTTCAGTCAGGCCCTTCCATGTCACGTCGACCATCGAAGGTCGCTGCGCGATCACCGGCCGGCCCCGCTTGCTCGCCCCCTTGATGGCGAACACGCTGCGCCAGCGGCGCATACGACAGAACTGATAGACCTCATCCGTATGGTTACCACCGGAGTCGACCGCAGTAGCCATGATCATCAGTTCAGCACCACAAGGGTGTCGGTAACGGGCCTTGAGTAACTCATCCAGCGCCGCCCAGGTGCGCTCATCTGCGGGGTCGCCGGAGATCACTTGAAAGTCGACCACCCAGCGTTCCATGCCGGCGCCCCAACCCATCACCATCAGTTCCAGACGGTTGGCCTGGGTGTCAACAGAAGCGGTCAGCATCAATACGCTGTCGGGCATTGAGCCAAGCCCGTAGCTTTCCAGTCGCGCCCGATCCATCAGCACACCGGCTGAGGTTTGCTCCTGAGCGCTATCCCAGACCTTGGCCAGACGGGTGTTATAAAACACCTGCATCGGCTCCAGATCGCCTTTGGCCTGAGCCTTTTTAGCCTTCTCGAATTGCTTGGCCAACGAGGCCCAACCGGTCCAGCCGGGCGGCGAGTACAACGCGTTCAAGTTAAAACCAATGGTTTCGCCATCGCCTTGGGTGTGTGCTCGCCACTCCCCTTTCGCCAGCATCTCACCCTTATAGCGCTCTTCGATCAGTACGTCGCAGTCGGGGCCGGCACATTGGTAATGCACAACCTGATAATCCGCCGAGTAATGCAAACGCTCCCATTCCAGAACCTGCATGTGTTCACAGGTTGGGCACGGCACGTAGTAGTAACGCTGATCGCTGACCTCAAACAGATCAGCGATTCGTGACGCCCCCCTGATCGTCGGCGAACTGGAAAAATAAAATTTGGCGTTACGGCCGAAAGTACTGCCGCGAGTCTCGGCCAGTTCGACCGGGTCGCCCTCTTCGCCCACGTCCACACTCCAGCGATCAACCTCGTCGCCATAGATGTAGCGGGCGGAAAGCTCCGCCAGATTGGCCGCAGAACCGGCCGTGGTGATGTACAGCGAACCACCCTCGAACTCCTTCGTGTCCATGGTGTTGCGCGCATCTCGCGAGCGGTTAGACGCCACGCGCTCACGCAGAACCGGCGTGGCCTTGATGGTTTTACCAATCCGCGACGATACCCGCTTGGCCAACCCAAGACTGGGCAACAACGTGAGGATGTTGGACGGGGCCATATGGATCAGGCCGCCGATCCAGTTCAAGGCGATCTGCGTTTTCATCAACTG